GCAATATTAGTTATGATCGCCATGCTGAACGGCGCGTAAACGGCCAATACCTCCTCGACATATACGCCGCTTTGGCGCTGACGAGTGACAAGTGGCCAGTCAATCTGGTAAAAACTGGTGCGCTCTTTCATTTCTGCAACGTTAGGTACTTCGTTGCTCTGGTATTGCATCGGAAGGTTCTCCGCCCAGCCCAGAATTGTCCCCGGAGGCACTTTCGGGTGGATGCGAATCGGAATCTTGTCGCCGCCATCCTGCGCAAACGGGTTGTAGTAGAACCGGATCGTGCCGCCTGCGGTCAGTTCATATTCGCCCTCATTCGGATCGCGGCGATAGCTCAAGAGCGGAGCGCTTGAAGACGACAGCACCTTGGTCGTGATGTTGCGCAGCTCTTGCGCATTCACCCAAAGCACGGACGGCGTCACTTGGAAAGTATTCCACATGGTGAGCAGCATCTGATCGATTTCGTTGATCGAGCCGCGCCCCGATGCGGTCAACGCCGTGCCGACTCCGACAGTGCCGGTCGGCATGATGTTCACATAGGCGTTGTTGCCGGCTTTAAACGCAGTGGTCATCAAGCCGTCGAAAGCGGTCGAGTTGGTCGAATAATCCGTCGTCACGGCCGACGCATTCTGGCGTCCGGTAGCCAAAGGCGTGGACTGGACATAGGAATTGATGGTGGTGATCGCTTGCAGCGTTTCTCCGCCAATGGAAGAACCGATGAACCACGCATAAGCGACTGCGCCTTGGACCGGCGCGACTGAAACGCTGACGGCCTGCCCGGCAGTCGTCAGGCCAGAGCTTCCTGCGGCGGATTTCATCGAAGCCCCGCCATTGAGCACGAAGGTCTTGCCGTCCGCGCCTGCGACCGTTTGCGAGGTAGCGACGCCGCCAGCCAGCGAAGAGTTCTGATAACCTTCATTGGTCAAGGCGACGCAAATGCAAGAATAAGTTCCGATAGGAAGAGTGCTGCCAGCGCCGCCAGCCGACGCCGTGACCGTGCCAACGGTGCCAAGCTGCATCGAGTTGTTGCCGGATAGAATGCCCATCTCTTCCTTGAGAAAGACTTTCTGAAGCAGCCGCATCGTCATCCGGGCGCGCACGTCTTCGAAGTCGCGCCCCGCCGAGATCGCCTCGAAGGTGACCGCGTCTTCCTCACCAAGCGTCGCATAAGTCGCCGAGCGGTTCGACGTGTTGTAGCTCATCTGACCGGCGCGCTGACCTTCAGGCATCCAGCCCGTATTGTCGAATCCTGATCCGATGATGGCGTTGACCTGCCGCCAGTTCGTCGCCGTGCCGACGCCGCCGCCGACGCGCGGAATCCGGTTTCGAATAGGGGTATTGACCGGGTAAAGGTTCTTGGCTGGGGCTTGCAAATCAAATGCGATTAGCCCCGTGCCGGTCGTAATCGTCTTTTTCAGCTCACCAGGATCGATCCCGGCATTGCGGAGAATGTAAGCCGCGATATCCTCGCTAGGCTGTTGATAAGCCTCATCCACGAGTCGGCGGAGGATTGCGTCTTGCGTACCCATTTACTCGGCCCTCCTGGGCATCTCCTAAAGTCTAGTCCCTAACGAATCTCGTCTTTACCACCGGCAGTCCCGCCAACGCTGCGCGGAGGAGACGGCATAGGAGCAAGATTCATTCTGCGAGGATGCTGCAAAGCAACTTTGGTCAACAACATCGCGCGTTCTTCGTCCGACATAACCTCAAAAGCAGCCTTGGCTTTGGCGATGGTGTCGGCGTTGAACTGCTCCTGCTGATCATCTTGGACATGAATGCTTCCGGCCGTCTTGGTCGGCAGCGGCTGCGCTTCGAGCCTTTGCAAGCGCTGCGCCAGCATTTCAAGCCCTTTGTTGGTGTCATCGAGCTGCTTCAGAAGCGCTTCGTTATCTTCCCTGAACCGCTTGGCGATAGCTTCGGAATTGGCGACCTTGGCGTCATTGTCGGCGATCTTGGCGAGCGCATCGGCAGCCAAGACCTCTGCGAGCGCATCGACATCCATTTCCTTGTAAGCTTTGGCGAGCCGATACGCCTCTGGCGTAGCTTTGCCGCGGCGCTGGCGAACCTCCAAGCGCTCCAAAGCCGCAAGCGTGCCTTGCAAGAGATCGTTTGACTTCGTCAACCGCGTTGCGAGCGCATCGTTGTCGCCGTCAATATGGTCGATCTTCGCCGGCGTGACTTGTTTGTTATTCAAGCCGCCTTCGGACTCGGCGCTCTTGCCCCAATCTTCCGGCAGCATCGATGTTGCGCCCATCGCCCGAGCGCGACTCTTGATATGCGCCATGGTTGAGGCTCTGTTCTTCGCCCGCCCGATTGCGCGAATCGCATTGGATAGATCGTCGCGATTCTCGATAGGATAGCTGCCGTCCTTCATCGCTGCGCCGGATTTGGCGGCGGCCCGGCGCTGCTCAGAAGTGAACGACCGCTTTTCGAAAACCGGGCCAGCGCCTTCGACCGGCGGCCGGTGCGACGCCGCGTACATCTCGGAAATCATGTTGAAAAGCCGTTGCAACGGCGAGCTATCATCGCCCTTGTTCGCCGCGCCGGGAATTGGGGTGAAATAATCGGAATGGCTGGATGAAGACACCGAATCGCCTTGAGTGTCTTGCGTTGCGTTTCTTTGCCCCGCGCCTACAGAACCCTTGCCTTCATTGGGATTGGTTGGCATGGAAGACCGTCCCGCATCTGAGCCCCTATCTGGCACGCTGCTGCGATAAGGACCGCCGCTAGCGACGCTAGTCGGACCTTCCGGCTTAGGATCGAAGCCGTCATCCCACTCGCCCTTGTCCTCGAATTCACCGGAATCTTCTTCCTGCTTGCGCAGCTCTTGCTGATGGCGCGCGCCGTTCATCAAGTCGCGCTGGGCATCGCCGAGCGGGCCGCCTTCATCGCGCTTCCAGAGATTGAGAGTCGCTTCGGGGCAAGAGGGGCGATCGACTAAACTGACCTCTGTCAAATCGATGTCCTGAATGATCGAGGGGTCTTGCGGATTGCGGCGCTTGATCCTGCCGCCAATCGAGAAGCCGGAATAGACGCCAGCCTTGACTTTCTTGACCGCAATCGGATCAACGACATGAGCGACAAAGACTGTGCGCTCATTATCGTCAAGGCTGATTTCCAAGCAGCGCCCGGCAGCCTTGGTAGCGTCATGCATCTCGCGCACAGCCGGGAAGCGCATGTAATCGGCGATAGCCTTGGACATGGCTTGGGCAGTGACTATTTCGCCATGATTATCCCGAACCGGGGCGCTCGCGAAGCCGTAAGCTTTAATAGTTCCGTCCTGAAGAGGCTCGATTTTCTGGAATTCGCTAAAGAACTTCATCCTGGACTCCGGGCGGGATTAAACTCCCACATGCTCAGAATTGACATACTGGCATCGTTTCATGGTCTGCAACAGTGGGATTCTTAGCGCTTCGATGCCGCCCGCTATTTCGGCGATCTCGCGAATGCGATCATCTTCGATCTCGAAGGCCGCTGCTTTCGTTGGACTTGGCGACTTTGCTGGCGCTTTAGCGGCGGCTATTTCAAGCGGATCCGGTTGATTCAAAATCATCTCAATCGTCATCGCGCCCTGGTTCGAATAAATCAAGGGGGTATCGCCATTCTCTATAGGCTCCATCCCCATGGTTTCCCGCACTTCATTGATCGTAATCACCCCGGCGCGAACATAGATGTCATTGACCTTCGCCCTTGATTCGACATCGACTTCTTTCGATTCGCCCCAGGAAAATTCAAGCTCGCGATAGCCAAGGTCATTCCATAAAAGGTGATCGGCGACGCGCTTCGCCCACACAAGCAGCGGCGCAAGCCCTTCCTCTAGCGCGCGCTCGGTGTCCGATTGCGCCGTCGAGCGGTTCATTTGCCGGATGAAAGGAGTCGGCGGCAGCGAAAAGCAATAGCAAATGATGCGGGCCAGCCATTCGTCGAAATCGTCCTTGATCGGCGCTTCTTTGAAAGCTTGATATTTCGATCCGGCAGGTGCCCACAGCAGCTTCCGTCTTTCCGCGAGATTGCCGCTGAAGACGGAATCCATCCATTCCTGCCAATCCTTGGTCTGATCGACGGTCCATCCATCAGGAACAGTCGCCATCCCGGCAGGAACAGTGCCATCGGAGAAATAAGCGAGCTGCGATGCTTGCCGCCGCATGACGGTATTGATGGTTACGATGCATTGCTCGACAGGGCCGAAGCCGTACAGCTTGCCGGATCGCGGGTTTCTCGGCGCGTAAACGATATCGTTGGCGGTGAGGTTCGCCCACACGCGCCCTTTGATGATTTGCTGGTAGGCGGGGGCGGGCGGTGGCGGACGCCGCCCGTTGTGATCCACGAGCACCTTGATGGTATCGCCTGGGATATGCTGAAGCGCGGCTAAATCGCCGCCGCGGGTTCTTTGCTTTTCGAAAGTCGGCGCATCGAGAACAAGCAAATCCTCCACGACGATGCGCAGCCATGTATGGAAATCCTCCCATTCATTCGGGTGGGCGAAAAATTTCTCCGCCGCCCTAACCCGCTCAAGAGAATCCTTGCGCGTCTTTTTAGGCTGCCCGGAGCTATCCAAGGCGGCGCGCGGGCGAATCTGCCAATCGAGCCGTTCTATCTGGTCTTTGCGCGTTTCTATCGCCAATCGGCAAAGTTCAACATTCGCAAACGCCTTCAATTCGGAGAAGGTGAAAACCTCCGGCCAGCGCTGCCGAATGACTTGGTTAACGCCGACCGGAAAATCTAAGCTGCGAACCTGCTCCGGCTCAACCGGATGCAGCGGCTCGCCCGGCGCGAACATCGACTGCGGCGGATTGAAGATCTGCGGCCACTCTTCCCAATTCACGCCTTTTTGGCGCGGGGATGGCGGCGGCAGTTGAAAAGGGCTAACCGGATACGGAGGCACTGCTTTTAAGCCATCGTTGGCACCAAAGGCGTAGTCGTGCTGCCCAGCCACGCCGCTTTCAAGGTAGCCCAGACAACGGTCCATCGCCCGCCGCCGAGCGGCATAGGCACGACAGCAGAGTTATTCAGCGCCTGGAAAACCCAATTCTCAGGATCTGCGCCGACCGCTGTCACGCAAACGCAGGTCTGCCCCGGCGATGAAGCGGCGGCGATCGAATCGCCGAGCCACATAAACTTGCCGCTGATCGGATCAATCCGATACCAGAGTCCGACTAAGCTGGAAGCCATGGATCATCACCTTTCGCGAAACATTCTGTCCGCTTGCTCGCTGAGCGGCTTGATAAGATAGGACAGCATAGTGCGTTCGTCGGTTTTAATGAAGACCTCGGCTGGCATGCCCGGCGTGAGATTCATTCCGTGGGGGTGCTGATCGACGGCGATTCGCACGTCGTAATAGGATCCGACCTTGGATTCCACGAGATCGGGAGAAATGAATTCGACGACGCCGGGGATATCGGGGACGGTTCTTTCGAAAGCGGTCAGCTTGACGCGCGCATGCTGCCCCAGCCTCACTTGGTCGATCCTGTCCGACGCCAGCCTGACATCGACTTCAAGCTTATCGTCATCCGGGATGATGGTCATGATGGTGTCGCCGGGATTGATGACGCCGCCGATCGTATGAACGCTGACTTCATGCACTATGCCCGACACCGGCGCGACGATGTCCGTATGCTGAAGCGTTTGATTCGTCACCAGATACACTTCGAGCAATTGCCCGACCTTCGCCGAAGCTTCGCTCAACTCCTTCATGACATCGGCGCGAAAGCCTTCCTCGGATTGCTGGACCTGAAGCTTGATCTCGCCAAGCCTGGATTTGTCAGACCGGATAGCGGATTCAAGCTGCCCGTCCACCCCTTCCAGGCGCGCCTTTTCGCGCTGAAGCGGCGTAATCCTCTGGACAGTAGCGATCTTCTTGTCGAACAGCTCCTGCATCCCGGCCAGCTCTTTTTCCGTAATGGCATGCTGCTTTTTGTTAGCGTCTAGCTGGGCTTGGTATCCGGCTATTTCCTGCTCCAATTGCGCTAAGCGCGCCTCGGCGAGCTTTCGGATCCCGGCTTGATTCGCCTGCCGGGCTTTGAAAAATTCAAGCTCGGCTTTCGCCATTTTTGAATACTCTTCCGGCTGAATGAAAATTTTGTCAGGAATCATAATCTTGCCATAGCCGTCGCGCTCCGCCGTCAGCCGGGCGATCCGAAGCTGAGCCTCATCGATTTGGCGCACGATAGCGGCGTTCTGGGCTTTCGCCTCGTTGCTGTCGAGCCTGACCAGGAGATCGCCTTCTTTGACCCGCTTGCCGTCTTGAACGGCAATCTCCTTCACGACGCCGCCGCCCTTGTGCTGGATCTTCTTATCATTCGAATGGATGACAAAAGTGCCGCCAACCACAACCGCGCCCGCGAGCGGCATGATGTAAGCCCAGAAAACAACGATGGAAAGCATTGCGACGAAAGTGATGAACCCGCGGCGATAATGAGAAGACAAATCGCCTTCCAAAACGAAGCCGCCGTCATCCGGCTCTGCCGCCGCCGGCTTCGCCACCACAAGATCGCGGGATTTCCAGACAACCTTGCCAGGAATCGGAGCTTTTATCCTGTGATCCCTGATGGTCTTCGCAGACCGAATAACATACGGATTAGTGGTTAAGCCGATCGATAGGGTCGAAATTTCATCCTCCCGCCGGCGCGGACGCGGCCACGGCGATGCTAGCGAGAACCTGATCCCGCGGACCAAACGCAATAACGCGCCCTTGAGTCAGAACCATCGCCATATTCAGGGTGTCCAGCGTCGAAATCCGATGCGAGATCACGACCGTAATGCACTGGCGGTCGCGCAGCCTGATGATGGTTTCAGACAAAGCCTTTTCGCCCTCAGTATCGAGGTTGGCGTTTGGTTCGTCCAGAACTATGAGAAACGGATCCCCATAGCAAGCGCGCGCCAGAGCTATTCTTTGGCGTTGCCCGGCGGAAAGCAGCTTGCCGTTCTCGCCGATGCTCCGCGAATACCCCCCGTCGAATGAAACGATCAAATCATGGACGCCTGCGGTTTTAGCCGCCTCGATGATATACGCATCCGAGGGGCGCTTCTCGAAGCGCGAGATGTTCTGGGCGATGGTGCCGTCGAACAGCGCCACATCTTGCGGAATGTAGCCGATCCAGCGCCCAAGCTGATCGCTGTCCCATTGATCGATGTGCGCGCCGTCAAGGCAGACAGTGCCTTGCTGCGGCTTCCAGACGCCGACCAGCGCCCGGGCCAGCGACGACTTGCCGGAGCCAGACGCGCCAAGCACAGCCAAGCCAGTTCCGGGCGTCAGCTCGAAAGTGATGTCTCTGGCTACAAGGTTTTTGGAGCCGGGCGGCACGATGTACAGGCCCTTGGCGGTCAGGGAAGCGTTCGGCCGCGGCAAGACCAGCGTCGGGACAGCCAGGGAAGCGTTCGTGTTCAGCATGCCGGTGAGACGGCGCAGAGCCTCCATCATCATCTGGAACTGCTTCCAGGTGCCGAGCACGATTTCGATTGGCGCAAGCGCCCGCCCCATCACAATCGAGCTGGCGATCATGATTCCGGCTGTCGCCTGATCGGTGATGACCAGCGCCGCGCCAAGCCCCAGGATCGAAGATTGCAGGATGTAGCGCAGCATCTTCGCCATGGTTCCGATGTCGGCTTCGATGTCACGGATATGCAAGATCTCGCGGATATAGGCGACGTTGACGCTACGCCATTGATTGGCGAAGCGGGAAGCCATGCCAAGGGCGTAGATGACTTCCGCATTGTAGGCCGTAATTCGCGCCATCGCTCCGCGCAAAGCCCCAAGCTTCTCGATCTCCACGGCGTGCTTTCGAGTGGAATACTCGACCAGAAAAGTAAAGCCGACGATAAGAGCGATGCCGACCAGCGCGCCAGCGGCGATGATCGGATGAAATAAAAACATCACAATCAGGAAGAACGGAATCCAGGGAAGATCGAGGAAGGCGGTCGGCCCCATCCCCGACAAGAACATTCGGATGACCTCAAGATCGCGAATAGGCTGGGTGACGGCGGCGGTGTCCCAGCCGCGCAGCCGCAGAACCAGGATGCAGTCGTAAATCTGCTTCTGTAGCGATTGATCGAACAACGCGCCGATTCGGGTCAGCATGCGAATCCGCAAGGAGTCGAAGAACCCTTGCAGCGCATAGACGAGAACCAGGATAGCTGACAGCCCGATCAGAGTCGGGAAAGACCGGGTCGGCAGAACCCGATCGTAGACTTGCAGCATGTAGATGCTGCCGGACAAAGCCAGGACATTAACGATGCCCGAGAAGAGCGCGACCTTGATGATGCGCCCCTTGGCGATGGCGAAGGCTTGCTGGACAGGAAGCACTATTCGACCCCGTCATTGCAAATCTCTGTGTATGTCGAGTTCCACGCCTCCCATGTGTCGTTGTCCCGCCGCGGCTCCCAAACCTGCCAATCCGTCTCAAGGGAAAAGACATAGCGCCTGGATCCGGGGCTGCCGTCCGGCGTCTTGGATCTGCCGCAAAGATACTTAGCGCCATTGTGAGAAACGATCATGCCAGACAGAATATCAGGAAATCTTTGCGGCTCCTCGTCAACGGTCTGTGGATCGTCGCGATAGCCGAAATCAGGTCTTTCGAGCAAGATGCTGGCAGGCGCAAGAGCGGCAGCGAAGAAAAGGCTAGCTATTAGCATTTTTGAGCTTCTCCCTAAGCCTGACATTTTGGAGCTTAAGCGTCAGGATGATATCAACCAATGATGGTTTTCGTGGGAACACGTGCGGCCGAAAGATCGAGAGGATCTTGCCCAAGCGCCCGTCCAGCCAATGAACGGTCACATGCGCGAACGGAAAGATGAGAATAGGCAGAACCAGATACAGGTGAAACGTTAAGAGCGGACCCTTCTCGATCATGAAGATCCGCGCGAGCACGTCCTGATTGACGAGCTTGGTCAAAAGAACCCCGGAAACGGTTTCCAGGAAGACAGCAGTCAAGAGAACCCAATAGAACGCCACATTGACCCGCTTCCAGATGCATTTCCCGTCCCTCAGCATCCGGCATTGAAGGGCGACGCGGCCGAGAAAATTCTTATGCCTCAGATACCACAAATGGAGGAGGAAAATTGCCACCACAGCGCCGGAAAGTGAAATGTGGATGACGCCCACATTTTCCGGCGCGAAGACGGCTGCGGCGAGCGGCTGGAGATCCTTATCCCACAGCAAGATCCCCGTCGCCGCGGTCCCAAGCAGAATAACGACCATCATCCAGTGGATCATGACGATGATGAGGTCGGCTTTCTTCATGAGAGCATGATCAGGCTAAAGGCATAGACTCCGCCGGAAATCAAGGCGATTTGCCAATCGCCGTGGACGCTGGCGTAGAAGCACATTCCCAACCCAAAAACGACCCCGACAGCGAGGGCTAGCCGCAGAACTATCAGCAGAGCGTTAGCCATAACCGCCCATGGGGATGCTTAGGCGTGGTGCCACATATGCGCGTAGTTGACGTGAGACATATCCATCGCCAAAGACGGGGCGATATCATGGGATGCGGACATATCCTGTCCGGCCGAAGCAGTTCCCGCCGTCGGCGCGCCTTGGTTGCCTTGCGCGCCCTGCGCGACTTGCTGGTTCTGCCCCTGGTCGTTCTGATTCTGAAACGGCGTAGGCGGATTAGGCAGAAAGCCGCCGTTGGCGAGGTTGTGCAGCGTCGCGTCGTTGTTGACGATATTGAGGATCTGCGCTTGATCCGCGCCAATAGCCGCATTGACGGCCGCCACCGGAGTCGGATTGGCCGTGTTGATCCCGGCGACCGCGCCAGCCTCTTGCCCGAGAAGGGAAATAACGCTTTGCGCGTCGGTCAGCGCCTGCCCGGTCAAAGGCTGCGCCGTGATATCGGTCTGGACGCCAGTCGCGGCATTGTGCAAGTCAGAAACGATCGAAGCCTGATTTCCGGCGTAGACGCCGCCGATCAGCTTGGTGGCCGCGTCGTTGAAGAAAAGCCCGCCATTGTGAACGCTATCCGCCGCCGGCGGCGCTAAAGGAGCGGGCACCGGCTGCCCGGTGCCGATATCGATGCCCATGAACTGGTTGTTGCCGGAAACGTCGGCGGCGTTTTGCGTCAGAACGGTCGCAGCGCCGTTAATCAAAGCTGGATTATTGTTATGAATGCCGTTGATGATTTCGTTGATCGCCGTCGAAGAGACGGAATTGTTCGCCAGCTCGTTGATGAAGCGCGCCTGATAGAGTCCCGGCTGCTGGGCGTCGAAGGCTACGTTGGCGGCTTGGAAGTTCTGAAGATCGGTGACGAGATTCGGATCGGTTCCGCCATTGGCGACCGCCACGGCTCGATTAGCCAAAGAGTTGGATTGGCTGACGAAATTCACCATGAAAGCGTCTTGCGCCGCGGTGTCGTTGTAAGGCGTCGGCGGCGTCAAGAGGTTGGAGACTTGCTGGAACCCATGATTGCCAGCGACCATGCCCGCGAGGTTGGGATCCGCTTGGGCGATGTCCTGGACATCCCGCACAACATCATTGATGAACTTCGGATCGAAGGTGCCAGATGAGACGTTGAAGCCGTTGCCAGTGATCGCTCCTTGCCCGAATTGGCTGATGCCTGCCGACAGATAGCTCATCTGGTCGGCCATGTTCTGAAGATGGGTGATCGTCGCCCCGTCCGTGAACATCCCGTTAGTAGCAAGGGTCTGAAGCCCTTGCTGCATGGTGTTCACTTGATCGAGGAGCAACTGCTGATTGGATGCGGAGACGCCGCCGGTGACCTCGTTATTGATCGCATTGAAGAGCGAGCCAAGCTGCGAGAAGTTTAGATTGTTGCCCTGGTTCTGATCGCCTTGGGCATTCTGATTCATTGCATTCGGGTCAAAGAAGATCGGCATGGCTATTTCCTGATTTTGCAGTTAGCAAATGTCGCCTGCACTACTTCAAGCGGCCCTTGTTCGCTTTTTGCTACAGGATCCGGCTGGTATATTTCCTTGGCTGGAATCTGACCGCCCGGATACAGCTTGCGAAGCTGCTCAAGAACCGCCTTCCATTCATCGTCGGTCATCGTAATCCTATCTTTGTTTTTCGGCAATCATGATCGCCCGGTGAACCGCCGCGGTCGATTCGATTCCAGCGATAGGATCGATAGTAGCATCCTTTGATGACAGTTTAGGCTTGCCGCGCGGCGGCGGGCCGCCCGCGATGCGCCCTATGCGCTTTTCGAAATAGCCGTCGCGAACATGCTCGATGCTGCCGCCCCTTGGCTGCTCGGCGTCCTCTTGCCCAGATGGGACGCATGCTGCCTTTTTTTCAAATTCCAGCAAGTAAACAACATCAAGATCTGAGAAGAACGCTTCATTCTTGATCCATTGCTCGATGATAGTTTCAGCGAGCCGCCGAGTATCTTCTGTGGGGAGGGCCATTTGACAATTCCCGATTGTATGCCATCCTTAAACACGCGGACCCGCTTTGTTGGTTCCTTCTCTCAGCGGTTCCTCCCTAGTTGTGGTAGTGGTGGACTGACCCGGTGGACGCCAATCCCGCCGGGTCTTTTTTTAGCCTTCGCCAGGAGGCGGATCTTTCAAAGCGGTCGGCTGCCCGTCTACGAACGCGCGAATAGCGCAGTCTTTCGCCTCCAAAAGCTTGCGCATGGCTTCCGTCGCTTCCGGCCCGGGCGGAATGGTGTTCATCATCCAGACCGACAATTCGTAGAACACGCGGCTAATGGGCTGCAAATGCGCCGGCAAATGAGTGTAGACGAACCATTTCGCCATCCGCATGCGCGGATCCGGCGGCGGCGGATTCGGCTTCGTTTCGTCCGGCTGCTTTTCAGCCCATTTAAACATCAGCTTTTCTTTTTCGGCCGCAGCGCATCCTTGACGGGCTGTGTCTGCTCCTGCTTCTGGGCTGGCTTATCCTGCTTCGGCTTGCCCTTAGCTTCTTTACGCGGCGATTTTCCCGACATTGGCTTCCTCTTTGGATTTCTTGATGGCTTCCGCTTGGCGGCGAACGATCTCAAACAGCGCTGCGCCGGGACCGATCACCCCGGCTGAGAAGAAAGTGGTGCCGAGTCCGTCCGCAAGATCGCATGAGCGCAAGCCGCGCTTTTTCATCATGTCTTTGCTCTCTATCACGAGCCTGCCAGACGAGTCTATCGCGAAGCGGACGCTGCATAATTCGCCCGCAAGATCCTCGGCTACATCCCTTGGAATATCGGCGAAAGACGGCTCGCTGTTGGCGATCCAATCCGCCATCTCGATCCAGATGTAGTCGCGCAGCCGGTAAGGCTGGTAATCGGTGGCGAGCCCGGATCGATGCGGCGCTTTCTCGGCGACGTTGACGCCGACCAGAACCAAGCCTTCCGGCAGCTTGCCCGCCCGCTTCAATTCTCTGAGTCGGTCATAAGGGCCGGCCCCGAGCCCGCCGCTGATGTCGATGTGGACGCTGTTCGCAGCCCATTTGCGAATCAGATACACGATGATGCCGGTGCAACGCATGGTGTCGAGCTTCGATTCAACCCGAACTTGTTCGACATTCTGGCCGTCGCGCAAAACGAACACAGTGCGATCGTCGCCATAGCGCGCGATATCCACCCCTAAGCGGCGGTCGCCCGCCTCGACCGTATCGACGTGAGGCCGCGCGATAGCGGCTTCCACCTGATCGAGCGGAATCAGCGTATCGTCATCGAGGCGCGGGAAATCGCCATCGGCGCGGACGCGAACGACGTTGCTGCCCTCGCCGAACTTGCGGACTAATCCATCCCGGTATCCCGGCGCAACCAGCGGGCTTTCTGAGCTGCGGAAGTGG